CTCCTTTGCTTTTTGTTTGATGTGCGACATATATGAATATGTAACGACAAGAGTTTCAAATAAGTTCCCACCTTTGTTTTGTCGAGGAAATATGGCATTTGTTACGCATTTGTTAGAGGCTGTTTTGTTTTAGATAACATTTAAAAAATAAGATAAAGATGATTGGGTTTTCCACACTCTTTTTTACAGACACTATACTATACTATATATAGTATACTATATACTATATATATATATATACCTATAACATACTATACAAAAAGAAACATATACTAATTATAGGTAAATTAAAGGTATTTCTATTGTGTTTCTTTTTGGTTCTTTTTCTTTGTGAACATATGGCAGATAATATATGACAAAGTGTCAGAGTATCTTCCGTTTAGTTCGTGCCCAGCCTCTTAAATTAATTGAAATGAGCGTGGCGGTGCGGAAATTTTGTACATGATAGCCTCAGAATTTTAATTTTTGTACATGATTGCCTCAGTTTTTGAAGTTTGTACATGATTCCGCCTCAAATATGAAAGTTTTGTACATGATAGCACCCCGTAATTTGTACATGATAGCGTCCCTCTGAAAGTTTTCGGGGTAAAACGGGGTAGTTTTCGGGGTAGTTTTCGGGGTATGCAGTTATTTGGGAACTTTTCACCGGTGTGCTCTTATAAGGGGTATAAAATAAGGAGTTAAAGACATGCTAGTAAAAGACGCGGATAAAATAACGGGGAAATTAAGCCAACCGTCAAAGATGCCCGGCTATTCTTACAATTTACCTGCGTGGGAGTGTAAAGTTGGCGCATTATTGCGAACTATCAAAAAATCAGTTTGCTTTATGTGCTATGCTATGCGGGGGCGCTATGTGTTCCCCTGTACTATTAAAGCAATGGAAAGAAGATTGAAATCTTTACCTCATGATTTGTGGGTTAAAGCAATGGCCGTGTCAATAAACTCCAAAGCTAAGTTCGGGCATGATTGCTTCCGGTGGCATGATAGTGGCGACCTGCAAAGTATGGAACATTTGGAACGAATTATTGACGTCTGTAACTTGACGCCCGGTGTGATGCATTGGTTACCAACTAGAGAGTATAAAATCATCCGTGACTATATGAATAGTTGGCGGAATGTAGGCATCACGGGAACTTGGAAAGATATCTTTCCAACAAATTTAGTTCCTAGGTTATCTGCACACATGATTGACGGCCCGGCGCCGGATATTGACGGCTTACCAACGTCAACCGTCACCAGTAACCATAAACCGGGGAAATATGTTTGCCCGGCTCCTGATCAGGGGGGAGAGTGTAAAAGTTGCCGAATGTGTTGGGATGCCAATATAAAGAGTATTGCATACCGGGCACACTAAGAAAAAATAACGGGGTGAAAAGGGAGTGTGGCTTAGGCTGTGCTCCCTTTTTTTGTACATAATCGCCCGTCTTAATTTGTACATAATAGCTTGTACATAATAGCTTGTACATAATAGCGGCGCTCTAAGATATCCAGAAATTTTAAGCAAAAAAAAGCCCCCGATTCATTCGGGGGCTTTTATTCTCCAAGTTAGGTTATTGAATTATACCAGACGGTTGCCAGTTGTGGGAATGACCGTTAGATTGAGCTTTAGTCATTAATAGCTGATAAGCCCGGTATTTGGTCATAGCCCCAGTACCAGTCATATGGTAACCCTTTTCGCGTCGACTTTCCCTGATGTGGGGACTGTGATCAACGTAATAGGTCACAGCGTTTAGCAAGCGCCATGCTGTATTACCCAATTCCCGCTGTAATTCGTGGGAATAGGCGTTTTCCAGCATGGACAACGTGTTCAGCGCTTTACCAGAGTATACTGGTTCCGGTGACGGAACGTCAACACCGTTGACACGTGAATACCGAATAGCTTTCTTAAAACCGAATAAATCGGCAAAGAATTGCTCATTCTCATGCACGGCAATAGGTGTAGCGTTCAGCTGTTGGAATGATTCCACAGCTAGCCTAGAAAGCTCACCAATAGCTTTAATTTGCTTTCTAGCGTCACATATACGGCTATCCGCTGATTTGGTATGTTTAATGATAAAACCGTTATCACGTGATCTACTGATCATTGGTAATTGGTTTGCACAGAAAACACGTTCCATCATTAGCAACATTTTTAGCGCTAATGTGCCATTGTGACTGGTGACCAGTGTAACCTTGGTTTTCCCTTGGTCAACTCCACCTACTAACCACGGCGCTAACTCATTACTTTCCAACTGGCACCATAACTGACGCCCGTTGCTGAATTCGCCGTGTTTTATGTAGGTACAGCCTATATTCTCGTAATCAGCAATAATATCCTCAAATTGAGAATTACTTATTATCTGGTATGAGCTAGGCGCCACATGGAGCACTGGACTATCACCAATGGAAATTCCGGCAACAGTTTTACTAGATCGAACAATTGCCTTATAACCTGTAATAGGCAGGTATTCGTTAGTATTACCATCAAGACGGAATAATCCCTCTTCTTCTACTTCCCAATGAAACCAACGTCTCAAGGTTTGCACTGGATGTCTTAGTATATCCATCATATTGTGGAAACCAAAGGAAGTAGGATTATCTAATGGACTAGTCATAGCTAATCTCCTTTGTTAAGGTTAGGGGGAATGTTGTCTCAGTGGCCAGTATATTCCATCTAGTTCCAGTGAGCGATCGCCCGGCACCTTACACCCGAATACTTATGCCTAGTTCAGGAGAGCGATATATTCACATTGTCAAAAAGTGCCAGTCGCTTATACTATGAAACAAAGACAATCACGAACGGGTAGACAATATCCCTCATACCAAGAGCGTGTGATCGATAATTATTCATACCCCTTATATAGAAGATAGGGTAGAAAGTTCCATTTATTTTTCAGGTAATATATAAAGTAGGTACGGGCGTGGCTGGGGGGCATGACGTCCAGCTTTTCAACTGATCGCGAATTTTTAACGGAATCGCGAATTTTCAACGAGGGAGAGGGGGGTGGGTAATATAAAATAAAAGAGGCGCACACAAAGTACCCCAATTTTTTTGTATTCTATTTTTTCCAAATTTTGCCTATATTCCGTCCAACCTCAGCGGGACTATGTTTGTAAGGAAAAAGCGGTACAAGGCACTAGAAGACGAATTAAGGGGGACTCATGCGGAGTTAAACCTCTTTAGGCGCATCCTGTACGATTCTTCATCCTATATCATCAATGTCATGAAAGAGAAGCAAAAACGCAATATTGGTTCCACTAAGGCTTTGGGCTATTGTCAAACAGCCGCATTAGCCAATTTAACTTTTTTAGATAAAGATAAGCGGGAAACCGACCTTAATGGAACAATCTATGACATTGGGCGAGGCTATCCAGAGGCTTAAGGAGTTAGGCCTTTCTGTAGATGTCGATGCCATATTATCAGTACTAGACGAAGAAACCGCCTATGCAGAGGATGTTTATCTCTCAATGCATTCCTTGGCGGAGATTCTGGACATTATCAATGACGAATTAGAGGTTCCCTTGCTTTTAGTGCCTCCCGGCGAGATATATGAAGCATAGACGAGCCATTGTAATCCCCGACCAGCATTTCCCTATTCACGACGTTCCGGCTGTAAACGTAGTAGTTAAGGCTATGGAAGTGATAAAACCCGACATTATGGTGAATCTGGGTGATATAGGCGAATGGGAGAGTGTCAGTGCATGGCGATGGAAGGGAAAGAAGCTTCCCGATCTCACATTCCAGTTACCCCTAGTTGACGAAGAAATAGAGAAAGTGAACGCCGGTCTGGACATTTGGGACGAAGCCAGTGCAAAAGTGGGCTGTAAGACCAAATACATGCTTCAGGGTAATCATGACGCTTGGTTGGATATGTTCGTTGAGAACAAGGTCGGCGACCATCCGGCGCTAAAGGGGTACAAATTTGATAGAGCCTGCAACCTAAAGAAGCGGGGATATAAGTATTATCAGCATAATCACCCTTTAAAGATTGGAAAGCTGAATTTCATCCACGGCGCCTATGCCACTGTATATCATGCGAAGAAACATTTAGAGTCTTACGGTGCCAACATCATATATGCTCATGTGCACGACTGTCAGCGTCATACCCTGACAAAGCTCGATGCTGGCACTATTGGCTCTTGGGCTGTAGGAAACCTGAAAGATCACTCTGCTGAGAAGAACAAATGGCTAAAAGGAAGGCTACACAACTGGCAACACGCCTTTGCCATTGTTGATTGGTACACAAACGGCAATTTTAAGGTAGAGGTTGTTGACATTCAGAACGGGATGACGTACCTTTGGGGTGATTTGATAGATGGCAATGAAAATTAAGATTTGGTCGCTAACCACAAATAGGAGAACCTGTATGTTAGGAGTAGTGATCGCTGGCCTGTCCGGAGGGATGTGCGGTAACCAATCCGCAATGGTACTTGGAGATAAAGTAATATAGGATGGGAGTGACAGGCCGAAGTGTTTACCAGAACCGTAAGGGGGGTTGATTATCACGTTTATGAGAACAAGAAGGCATTTCAAAAGGATTATCCGAAGACTAAGCTTCTTGAGGACTGGCGGGAAGGTAATGAAGGTGATTGGGTTGTAACTGATGATGGTCAGGTTACACAGATCATCATTCGGAACACAATGTACAATACCGGCCGAAAGGCCAAGAATGAAGTGGTTAAGACACTTCTTGGTATGGCTTGGGTCAGACCAGACGGTAAACTGCAAGGAAAGCCCGCCATTAGTATATCCAGCTTCACCAAGCGAGATGCAAAGGAAGCTAGGAAAAAGCGGAATATCCCAACCCATCAGGAACATCTCTTTGCTGAGTATGTTTCAGCCGGTGTTTCTCCAGTTCAAGCATATCTTACAGCATTTGCAACGGATAACACACTTTATGCTGACAGGGCATCAAGGATGTTACTTTCAACAAAAAGGGTACAACATCTCGTGAGAAAGGAAATAGAAGAGAAAGCACACGCTCTGGGTATCAGTCATTCATGGATACTTGAGCAGTTTAAAGGTATTATAGAACAAAAGAATGTGCGTGACTCTGATAAGCTTAGAGCACTGGAAACCCTTGCCAAGGCTACTGGTATACTGGATACCAGCAAAGCAACAGAGACAGTAGCTCTACTCCATCAGGTACGGGACTTTACTCGTGAGGAGCTTGATAGCTGGAAAGAGGTATCACCGGATATGGAGAAACTGTCAGATGGAAAAGAAAAGAAGCAAAATGAGAAATCCTAATCTGGGGACATGTTCAAAATGCAAAGAAACCTTTGTTCATATTCATGAACGGGCAGATAAAATCTATCAAGCTTATACCACTGGGGAACAGTTAATGTCAGATAAAGGGCGGTCTTGGATGAAAAAGAAGAAATGTCCTGA